TGCGATTGTCTTGCTTCAAGATCCAATACTTTTTATCCACTATGGGTTTGGCTTCGATCATCTAATACTCCTTTGTATGTTTGATTCAACCAGCGACCAATGGCATCTGCATAGTCGCTGAGTTTGGTGAGTTCATATTTGCCACAGAATCTCAAAAAGTGCGCACCTACCATGCCCACATCTTTGTGGCTAATCTGCTCACGTATGGCTTCATCTACTACAGCTTTGATCGCATCAGGCTGTGCGGTGAGATCAATCAGGGTACGATTGCGTTCATAATCTTCCAACACTTTGCGTTCCACCTGTTCATGGTCCATCCAACGTTGCAACATGAGATTGTTCCACGCATAGCCTTTGCGATCACGATCTTCAAATGCTTCTGTCAGTCCCACTTGATTCTTTGTGCCTTTCACACGCACACCTGGATAGGCTGAAAACACATTGTCACCGGGATCACCACGCATGCACTTCAAGAACAACACCCACTTCTGATAGTCAGTGGGAGGCACAAAGTTGGCATCGGCTTTGCCAACCTTGATCTTTGAGTTACTCTCAATAGTGAATGCCAAGTTTTTGCCTTTTGCGTCTGTAACACCCGTGGTACTAAACAAGTGATCGTTGATGCCATTGTACAATTTTACATTGGGTGCAATCAACTGCACAAAGTCGGAATCTGAGCTGACAATAACGTGTTCGTCTTGGGGGTGTAATGCAATCCAACGTGCAATGATGTCGTCTGCTTCTGCTGTGGCACAACGGATCACACTACAGTTGGTTCGTGTAGACAAGTATTTAGTCAGTTCATCATAGGTTTCCCAGAACAGCTTGTCCTCTTCTGCTTCTGACTCGCTCATTTGCCCACGTGCCACTGCACGATTGGCTTTGTAGGGTTTATAATGATCTTTGCGCCAGCTACGTCCTTCCAGTGCGAATACCACATGATCAGCACCCAAATCACGTGCTACTTTGTTTGCGCTCATCAAGGTAAGATGCAGGGCAAAACCCAATTTGGTCCACGTGTCTGCGGCACGATGCGCTTGGTGCCGGGCACGGAAAAACATGTTGCTAGTATCAATCAGTAGGTAGCGCATTTGTGTTCACCAAGTTGTGTTGTTTGATGTATTGTAACACATAGTTGGCCCAAAAGCAATGGCCTTTGGCATCAAAATGGTACCATTTTGAGGGCACATGCCCGTTTTGTTGCAAAATAGCATTGTAAGAACCCTGTCTGTTGTAAGGGTACATGTAACTAGTACCCCAAATATGTTGATTTTGAACATCACTGAAAGTACTGTAACTACTGTAAAACAAGTGAGGGATGTTCGACCTTTGTAGTTCGGTGTGTAATGTCCAAATCTTTTCATGGCATTCCTGAGTTTTGATTGCCCAATCCACATCAACCACAAACTGTTTGTATCGTTGTTGCAATTTTGCAGGAACCCAATCTGCCCCAGATGCGTTCACCTGATACCATATGCCGTTGTGCAACCACTCTTCTCGTTCCCAAGTGGTCCACTGTATGACCATGAATGTGTTGTTCAGTTTGTCAGGGTTGTTGGCAATCCATTCCCTGGTGGTTCTAATAATGCGATCATTACTGCTGGCCGACTCTGCATCACAGACCAATGTACGGCCAAGATTCTGTGCCAGATGTGTACACCAGCTGGCTGCCAAGTTGAGTGGATGTGGACGACGATCTATACCGTTCTTACCATCATCCACTGCAAAAGCATCTGGCACAACTGCTTCTGCGGCAGCGGTGTGACTGCACCCATTTGCATACAATATCATCTGGGACTGGGACCACCTGTGTCGTCTGCGCCTACTGGTTCCCATGATTCTAATTTCTTTTTCAAATCTTCAGCATTGGCCACACGCTGCCGCAGTTCACTGCTGCTGAATGAATGATCGCGACCATTGAAGTGTAGTTCAATATCACGCTTGTGACAAATCTCACGACCAGTAAATTCTCGACCTTCGTATTCCACACCCAGTATACGAACATCAATAGGCAGGATCAACAACAGGTCTTCTAGATCTTTTTCTGTGTTGTACACCCAAACTTCATCCACGTACTTGCAACCTATCAGTTGCAGTTGTCGTTCCACAATGCTCTGTACTGGGCGATTTTTGTTAGGACGATCCAAGGTGGGATCGTTTTGCAACGCACAGATCAGGTAGTCACATTCTTCCTTGGCTTCACGCAACATGGCAATGTGACCAGCGTGTAACAAATCAAAAGTGCTGGCAGTAAAGCCCACACGTCTTCCATCCATCATATCAATTTCCTTAACTAATCTCAGTGCGTCCGTCACCAATGTCACGGGTGTGTACATAACCGCCTGCTGAGTTACGCATGGCTTGATCCTGTTCCCATGTTTCCATCACAACATGTCTGCACACATTCTGGAACCAGCGATCCACAATGTCTGAGTCTGCGTCTGTGGGTTTCATCATGTAGCCGGCCTTGACCAAGCGGGCAATGAATATCTCATTCCAGTCCAGTTCAAATGCACCTTGGTGCAAGTTGTTGGGATCAATGTCCATGTTCAAGATAGCCACATACGGTTCGTTGTTTTCTGTGGCCAGTTGTTTGGCAGTTTTCTCAGGCGCCTTGGGCACACGGATAACTTTTTCTGCTACAGGTTTAGGTTCTGGCTTTTTCTTAAAGCGGTCAAAGAATCCCATTATTTGCCCCACCCATTGCCCCAAAGGTCAACGTGTAATCGTGGACTGTACCAGTAGCCACGTTTGAGTGCTTCGTCGGCCACATTGATTCTATTGCCATCATACACACTGACCACACCGCCCACAGGCATCACAAACACAGGACCACCAAACTCACGCAGTCGATATTCATCCACTGCACGATCCAGTTCGTCAAAGTCTTCAACTTTTTCCACAACAAACTTGAGATATGTAATACCATGTGTCTCATAATCCCAAATCACATCAGGCTTGATAGCGTCCGCCCAGGACTCGCCACTGACACTTAATTTTGGACTAACACTAAAAGTAATTTCACCAAACCAGTTGCGCAAGTAGTCTCCAAACTCTTGACTTAGCTCTTGAGTACCATTGGTCTCAAATGTGATATGTCGCAGTCCACGTTCGGCCAACACATCCAACAGTTCTGGATAAGCACGTTGCCAACCCAGCAATGGTTCACCACCAGTGATTACTAAATGCACAGGATTGCCATTGGGTTGCAACCAGTTGCCATTGGGCAATAGCTCAGTCATTCGGTTCACAAGCTCTTCCACTGTGTATGTGGGACTCAAGTGTTTGAAGTCTGGATGCCAGCTTGCATAACTGTCACAGCCTGTGTTCACCAATGGCAGTTCTTCAAATGTTTTGTACAATTCCACAGTCTTGGCCACTTCGTCTGCTTCTTTACTCCGCTCTCCTGGTTTGCAACCAAACCCTGAACAGGTAAAGTTGCAACCAAACATGCGTAAAAATACACTGGGCACACCAACATAGCGTCCTTCGCCTTGTGCTGAATAAAATAATTCTGATACTTTTAATTTCATAATCTTGTTACCTTTGTCATGCCCGACTTGCGGGGATCTTTATTTAGATTGATACTTTGTTCATGCATTTTAACACGAGTTTCTTGTTTTGTCACCCAGCCCGGTAATACTGCGTCTAAATAGGCCAAATGCTCGGCTGGACTGGGATGTGGATCGCCATTTCTATTGGGCCAACCAGTTTCGGCAAACAATGTATTATAGTAACTTGGCAAGATGCTATCTAATACATCACTGTATAATCGTACGGCATCTCTGTGCAAACTGACATGATCATCTGCAGGAGGAGCCACGAGTTCTACCATGCTGAGAAAGCGCCAGGTCAAACCCGGGCGATTTTCCAACAACGTTTTTACTGCTTTGATGTAGGCAAGATCTCTAATTAAAAATCCCCGCTCATCAATATGTGTTTTGAGATATTCTTTGTTGAACACGTTGGTTGCAAAATGCGCATTGCCTGGAGTATGCCACCGTCTATCAACATAACGATCTTCGCGATCTAAACTGGTCCAACAAACCATCACAGTATCACCAGCACCAAATCTATGCCGCTGATCTGCTTCCATTACGCTGTTAAAAATGTAGTGATTGCCAGCGCCGCTTTGACCCCAGTTTTCAAAATAGTCAAATTCTGGAGCAAGGCAGTCGGCCCAGGTGCTCCAACGGTAGTTGGTAAAACTGCACCCAAACGCAAACAATCTCGACATCAGGCCACTAGTTGTTTTTTCTTTACAGAGAAACTGCCTTGTGCTTTGGCAGCACCTGCGCCTCGACGTGCGCCCTTGGAGTCTCCGCCACTGACGCGATCTACTGTGGCCTTGCCAAAGTTTCTGCGTCTTGCAAAGTAAAACAATTCCAAGAATCTGTTGAAGCTCATGGTCTTGTCTTCGGGAAAGTCCAATCGATACACAGTAGGTAATTTTTCTAAGGGCTTACTAAAGCTCAAATATTCCCAGATGTTGTAGTCCAACTGCAAGTTCATGGGATACTGATTTCTATCATCATACTTGATGTAGTAACTTCTTTGCAGTTTCATCAAGCTGGCCAGTAGATCTGGGGGCAAGTTGTAGCGTTCTAGAAACTGTTCTAGGTGATCATACAACTGTTCCACTTGATTTTCCTGGTGCATGTTCATGCTGGTTCTGTGAATGATGTTCCAGCCGTGTATTTCCACACCAATCTTGGGATGGTTAATGCGTCCAGTCATCATCCAATTGTTGAAGTACATACGGGCTTCGGATTCTTCTTTCTTTACCCATTCATTGGTCATGAAGTGTGCAAACAATTCTTCGTAGTAGTCGTTGTAGCTGATGCTCAAGTACTTGTTGATAAAACGTGCAACCAAGGTAGCAAAGCCGTTGATATGAAACGTGGTCTGGAACCAGGCAAATATCTGTGCATCCAGC